CAAACATTCGATTGTTAAAGGCGCCGACGACACTGGTTGCCGGAGGAGCAATGTTGTCCACTACTCCGCCGTCCGTGTAGAGGATTTCCTGAGATGCTAGAGACGCAATGATGGCGCCGGTGTCGGTAAAGGCGACAGTGTCTGCCGTGGCATCATTTGCAACGGAACCAACCTTGTAGAAAACGGTTCCAGCATCTGCCGTCCGGTAGATTTCGCATGTGACGGATGGATGTTCCGTGATCCGCAAAGTTGGAATGGTAAGATTGACCGTCAGGTTAGAGGATGCCGTGGTCGCTGATACGGCAACTGATGGAGCAGATCGATGGATCTGGCCTCTTGCGTCTGTGGTGACATAGATCACTCGATACTGGTACGTTCCTGCCGTCAGTGATCCACCTCCTGCAACGGCTGCGCTGACATTCTCCGGAAACAAATGGAATCCGTGTTCAACAATATCCTGGGAGTCGTAGATGGATAAGAATCCACCGGCTATGTGTAGGTTCTCACCAAGCTCTTCTGCCAGGAATGAATCGGACTTCGTAAAATCGATGCTTGAAAAAGAAAGACCTTTGACTGAGTAGAGATCATTTTCTGCACTAACAAGCCTTGTCTTGATCTGCAAAGGTACTTTGTAAATACCGGCGTTGGCTGCTACGGCGCTGGACAAGGTTGAGTCTGCCAGGATTCCTCCGCCGACTGACGTGTGCATCTTTGCGACAACAAGACCAGAGTTGTCCATGAGGAAGTAGGTCGTCTGCAAATCACTCCCATGCACTGCAACAACGTAGGTCTTTGCGTTGTAATAAAATGCTTTTGATGCCAGACCGACGGATCTTTTTAATACAGACGCCGATCCAAGAGACGATGCACTTACATCATAGGTCCGTGTTTTAACAAAATGGTTGTAGTCTGCCGTCGCATTCATTTCATAAATGCAAACGATGTCGGTGCCGTCCGTGGACAAAGTTACACGAGGAATCACAGTGCTTCCAGATTCTATGGTCTCGGTGTCAACTGCCGTCAGGTCAAAGATCATCCTAGTCAATTTTAGACCGACACTTCCGGCATCCGTTGAATAGGCAACGTAAATATCTTCGTCGTTGTTTGGATCTTTAAAAATGGCTAGTGAGTCTTTTGGATCTGATGATATGGTTGCCGGTGAACTGTATCCATTTGCTGGACCTCCGACTTCTCCGTTTTGTGTAATGTAGGCAATCTGAACTTGGCTAGAAGCATTTCTGTAGGCAAAAATGGCGTCCTTCTGGTTGTACTTTGCAACATCAAGTTGCTGACCAGATGTGGCTGCATTGGACGCCAATTGTACGGCAGATGCGAAAATCGTGGGATCGTTGTTGTCTAGAAGACGGATATCAATGTCGTCGTCTGAATCCTCTACATAGACCACACCAAGTCTGCCATCCAGTTCCACACACCTCGGCAGTTTGCCGGTTGCTGAGATCGATGTATTGTTTTGAATCATTGCGCCGGAAACGGCATCAACAACCGAGGCACGGACTCCGCCTTGTGTATCCTCCCACGCCGTCAAAAACAAACCGTTGCCATAAGCAACATCTGGCTGGCTTTGTTCAAAGTCGTTCCGGATTAAATCCGTTGAGCCGATGGTGACCGACAAAGAACCGCCTTTGTCAATCCACTCATTACGTCCAGAAGAATAAGAATAAAGATTGGAATTAGAAAAGAGCAGAAGCTCATCCTGAAAACGTGTAAGTGCGTCGCCGGATGAAATTGTTGATCCGCCTGAAATCTGCCTGCCTAGCTTAGAATAGCCTTTGCGTTTTGTGATCGTACTGCCGGAAGTAAAAACACCGTTTTCAAGCTCAGTTAATGAACTTGGTAGGACCATTTTTTGATCCGTCTTGGTGTCGATTCCTCCGCTTAAATCAACCGGAACAAATGCTTTTTCTAAAGCCATTGCTACTTTTTATTCGCAACTTTTAATTCAGGCTTTTGCTCTTCTTGTTGTTGATGTAAAAGAATCTCTTCCATACCGAGAAGCCGGTGCAATCGTGCTTCTATTTGTGGAACTTTTGCCAGTTCATTCTTTGTTTGATTTATTTCTTTTTGGATCTCTTCAAGTTTCATTTATGCTCCTTCTAAAGCGGTTACTTTTGCAGAAAGTTCTTGGATTGCATTTACCAATAAAGGAATTACCGATGTATAACTCAATGTGTACGTACCATCTTCTGGTGTTCCGTCATCATCATGTTCAGTTGGTGGATCTTTAGAAACTGCTTCTGGTAATATATCAATAAAATCTTGAGCAATTAACATAGGTTCCTTCTTATCAGGAGATTTTTTAAAACTTGCAATTACAGTTCTTACATTAGCCAGCTTTTCAAGACCTCCAGTAATATGTGAATGAATATCTTTCATTCTTTCATCTGATGATGAAGACCAAGATGTAGCATCTCTTGCTATATGAACCCCACCCGAACTTCCTGCTCTAATTGTTACTCTTGCAGTGGTACTTCCTGCATAATTATTATGAATAAAAAATTCAGTACCTCCAGAATCAGTATATATAATTGCACCATGGTAGCCACCTGTAGCCCCTAGTTGAATTTCACCTCTTCCAGGGCTGGTTGCGCCAGTATACAGGGGTGTTCCAGAATCCCCACCATCAAATTGAGCTTGTGGTCCAGTTACAGCTTGTCTGACATGAAGTTCCCTATCAGGAGTTGTAAGTCCAATCCCAACATTTCCTTCATCAGTAATTACCATGCTGTCAGCAAGCGACCCACCATCTGCTTTAGTTTGAAATCTAAATCTGCCCCCTACATTATTTGAAGTAGTGCCTTCCTGGGCGCAAATAATAGCTGCAACATTATCATCTCCACCATCTACATCTGACCAAAAATCAATTTTTCCAACATGAACACCATTACCTTTATTACTACAAGCAAGTTCTAATACAGCAGGTCTGTCAAGATTGTCTGTCCCATCAGTATTTAATATTGAAAGGTATTTATGAGTTGTTGTACCTCCAAAACTTGCAGTTGTTCCAATCCCAACATTACCAGAGGAATTAATATGCAAATGGGTATCACCAGCACTACCAAGAGCCAATCTGTCCTCATTGTGGTAATAAAGAACTCTTCCTCTATACCTTTCATTTCCAGATGTCCCATCAGCAAATGCAATACCCGAAATTTCGGTAGTTCCTGTTTTTAGTGTTATGCCACCATTAGAGCCAGTGTGGTCAATTGTAAGTGTGTTGTAATAATACGAACCCGGTGAAGTAGTCCCAATCCCAACTTTTCCAGAGGAGTCGATCCGCATTCTTTCTGTTATAGAACCGCCTGATGGTTTAGTGTATATGGCGATTTCACCGTCATCTTTATCGGTTGTATCAGTTCCTGTTAATCCTGCAATTTGAGCAACAGAAGTACCATTCCATTTAAACGTATTAACTCCTGTGAATCCCCCAGCACTAGTCCTATTAGCATCAAAAATTAGTTCTGTTCCTGAATCACCAGTATTTTTTACAGTTGCTTTTGAAGTAGTTGCCGATTCTAAATGTAAAAGTGTTCCAGGTGCTGCCGTTCCTATTCCTATCCGATTATTTGATGCATCGATTGATAAGGTGTTACTGTCAAAATTAAGAGCATCCACTGCTGCATTAAGTGTGACATCTACTGTCTGAGCGGAAAGGTCCAAAGTTCCTGCATTTAGGTTTATTGCTGCACCAGATGCAACCGTCAGATCAGTCCCATCTCCGACAATGTATTCACCTCCTTTGTCAAAAAAGTAGAGGCGCCTGTCATCTGCCATTCTGACAACCTCGTTGCCGTCATACTGCTTGAAGATGATGTCCTTGGCGTCCACTTCGTTCTCGATGACCAGATCACTACTGGAGTTGCTGATCTTACCGATTGCGGTTCCATTATCCTTGAAAGTCAGGACTCCAGAGTTTGAATCTAAATTGATATCTCCTTCAGCATCTAAAGTGATCGTTGTGTCTGCCTCAATACTAACTGAGGTAGCAGCGTCCAATGTTATTGATCCAGATCCGCCGGTTGCGTCAATATTGATGGCACCTCCAAATGAGGTTGCCGTTGACAACAATGTTCCGGTTTCATCTGGAAAAGTAAGATTGTTGGAACCTACTGAAGAGCCGGTGTATTTTAAAGTAACGTAAGCATTTGAACCAGATGATCCATCATATTTGTAGAGCAGAATGTCTCCGTGTGCGATTTTTCCTGCACCAAAATTTGATAAGGTTGTGTCAAACTGAAATCTAAAAGTAGGCGCTCCGTAATCTACACCGGCATCGGTGCCAGCCATGTTGTCAATTGATCCACCAGTAGTTTTAACAGATGAGCCATTTGTAATTTGAACTGCCTGACCACTTCCATTGTACCAATAGAGATTTCCGGCTAGTTGATAAATAGAAAAATTAGTGCCGGAGCCAGTTGCACTAGAATCAAAAGTCAGGCGTTTCAATTCAATGGCAGCATTTCCATTAAATTCTAGATCGGAATTGATGTTGAGCGCCGACGGTGTAAGTTGGACGCCTTTTCCGGAAGTGTGGTCATGCTGGTCAATGGTCGTAAAGTTTGCGTTGACTTCCGTTGCCCAATCCGGTCCTGCCGTTTGTCCGACACTCGGTTCATTCAATGACATGTTTGTTGTCGTCATCGTCTTCCTCTAGTAGAAATAAATGTCTGCCGTTGCCGTGGCGCTGGCTTTGAGAATAATCTTCCGATCCTTAAAATCATTTGCCGTGTCGCTTTCAAAAATGACCGAGTTGGTTTTTAAGCGTGTAATAATAAATCCTTCGTAGTCTCTGCCGAGCTTGTGTTCCACGAGTGTGTCAGAGGTTGCAATGCTCAGATCCTTGATCAAGACGCCGTCTGAGATCGGTAACTCCAGCAAAGGATTCAGCGTCGTTTTGATGTGCGACTGTAACCGTGTGACCTCCTCGTTGGGACTCCATATTTGTGTAAAGTTGACTCGGCTCATCAGTACATAAAATATTGCTCGTATGCTGCAACATTGGTGACTCGTGCCGGTTCGCCTGAGTCTCGGTCCTCTGCCATGATTTCAATCCGTTCCAGCAATCCTTGTTTCACATACACAAGGCCAGAGATGTCAGACTCTTCCTTCAGCATCATCATGATTGCCGAGTCTACTGAGACATACTGACGCCATCCTGCATTCACAAAATCCTGCATCGATTCCAGTGTGCCGTAGACCGTCGGATCTGATAGTGCCGACGAGTCTAGGTCCGTCACCACTGTCGTTGATGTGACACTGCTCACGGTTTGCTCGACGTTGTAATTGGTTGCAAAGAAACCAATTGCATTGATCTTGTCACCGGCTACAAAAGAATGAGTCGATGGCACGGTCCAGGTTGTAGTTGAGCCTCGACTGATTGCAGAAGGTGTCACCGATTGGAGTTTCCTCGGATGAGGAATGTACCAAAGCGTCGCCGTGTTATTGCTGGGACTTGGTGCAAACACGATGTTGTTTGCCTGGATTCTATACTTCACATCCCTTGCGTACCGGACCAGTGAATCACGAGTCCGGTCTGCAAAGTTGTACCGTTGAAGAGGCGTGTTCTGATTGGTATTGATATTCAGATCCACACCTCTCGCTTTGTAAAAGTCAGATGGTAATGAGTAAGTATCTGTTCCACTGGTCACCGTGATCGAGGTCGAGGTCAGAAAATAATCATCGTTGTATTTGCTCACGAGAATGTCGTAAAGCTCAGACCATGAGTTATTTAAATATCCATTTAGCTCGGCATCAGTAACAAACTCTGAGTTGACTTGATCAGCACGTTGCCGTGCCTCGTCTCTCAGCGTGTTCAGCGCAACAAAATCCGTCATTAGTAATCCATCTTGTAGGACATCATGATTCCGTGAATCGCCGTCAGAATGTCATGCTCGTCTCCGCCATCAATCGCATTGCGGAGTTCGCCTGCCATCATCAGTTGATCATCGGAATATTCCATTTCCATTTCTTCGCCGTCATAATCCTCTTCCTCAGAGTGGTGGCCTTTTTTCTGACCACCACCTAATCCGAGGATCACCATAGCAGCGTCCTTCGGACCCTTCATGGTTACGCCGTGGCGAAATAACAGTTATATCCAGGCGCTCGGCATCCGAGTTGGTAGTATCCACCCATTCGGACTTCGACTCCGTCATAACCGTTTTGACGCAACATGCGGTTCCCATCGTGCGAGAGGATATCAATGGCGTTTCCTATCGAGTAAAGCGCCCATGTATCCATCTGCAACAAGTAACCGGTTCCGGTTGGACAATCTTTGTCAGCAACGACATCGATGATCCCATGCGGTCCATACATCTGAAGAGTTCTGAAACCAAAATCTTGAGCCGGTCCAGGCTGACGTGCGCCGGTGACCTGAGCATCGAGATTGATTTCTAATGTTGCGAAATCCTCGAAACTCAAAAAGGCAACGTCAGGCTTTCCGCCTTCTCGTGCCGTGGTTGCAGCAGCTTCAATGATGGTCTGCTTAATGGATGTGTCAAAGGCTGCTCGTTGTCCGCCAAGACGTGTGGTGTCTTTGGTTCTATCCTGACCAAAAAACGCCGTTGATCCTGGGGCCGAGGAAGGAATCCAATCCTGCAATCCAGCCATGACGAGATAGGTTCCTGGTGTGACCAAGTCACCTTCTGGAACAATGAAGTCGCCTGAAGCAACGCCAGAGACGGAGTTCAGGTTTCCGCTCAGTGTGATCTGATTGGAAGTTGCCATTCTGTCAACGGCAACGACTGACAAGGCTGCTCCTGAATCACGGAGTGATCCAGTGGA